AAATCGTAATCGATGATAAAATAAGCCCAGCCCCATCCAAGAGGCGTTTTGACTTTTATTTGAGGATTTAATTGCGTTATCATATCGATGCCAAAAGCCCATGCCTTGAGGGGCGATGGGCTGGACTGCTAAAGACTTAGCAGGAACTTTAACAGTATTTTATCGGAAATATCGAATTATGTTGTCGATAATTTCCCGAAGGTCTTTTGTTTCGCTGGAAAAATCTACTTTTTTCAAAATTTCGATTAAGTTAGCCAGCAAAATTATATTTATAATTAAAAACGGAATTGCTAAAGGGTTCATATCTATGGTTTTTTTATGATTTAAAATCGTTCAAATATACGCAATCCCATTTTTTACCATTTACATTAAATTGAACAGTTATCATATATTTGTCGGATTTTTTAACCGTTCCTTTTAACATTCCATATTCATCGTTATAATAAATTACGATTTTATCATTTTTTTTGGGTATGAATTGCATTTTGATAATTTCAAAAAGCCCGATGGTTAGCCGGGCTGGTTTGTTAATTATGATTATACGGCAACTGCCAAACTCGGTAACGGTTACCCATAAAACGAGCGAACTCTTTAGCGTCTTCTTCATCTTCAAAAGAAGATACCGGATCGGTTTCTCCGTTACTTTGAACTTTAACTACTAAAAATATAATAGTGTTGGTTAATTGTTTTTTGCTTAATGCTTCCATTTTATGATTTTTTAGGTGTTTTAAAATTCAATTTCGTTATCTGTTAAGGACTTTTTAATTAGCTTAATTCTTTCCAGTGCTAAAAATAAAGACATTTCAAACCATTGTTGTAAATCCGCATCTTTCTCTTTATTCATACAAGTGAGCTGAAGTTCTGCGTTCTGTGTGGCTTTCTCTAATTCATAAATTAAAGATTTACGGTGGTTTTTAGTTAATTCCATTTTGCTAAGTTTTTGTTTGCCATTATTGACATGACAAAAGTACAAATACTTTTTATATTTGCAAAACTTTTTTAAAATAAAATACAATATTTTTATAACTGATTGATTTTCAATAGAAATAATTTACAAGGTGCTTAAGAAAAAAATGTAAATTAATTCGCTATCAACGTTCCAGCCAGCATTTCCGGTTTCTAATCTTATGATTGTAGTTCGATTTAATCCGCTTAATTCAGATAATGCTACTCTTGAAAGCCTTTTTTTAAGCCGAAGCGATTTTAATTGGCTGGCTCTTTGTTTTCTTACTTCGGCAAGGTTCATAAATGTATAACGTTTGCGACTATTATGCAAAGGTATAAAAGTAGATTTAACTTTGTTAGCAATATGCCGGACAAAAGAATAGTTTTTTCTACCAATACAGCTAACGACCAAGGATTTCGCATTCCTAACGATGTGATTTCTTTTGAACGTTATAAAAAAAATCCGGTTATCCTTCGTCAGCATAAATGGGAAGAACCGCCATTGGGTCGAATGACTGATATTCAATTCATGAATGGAGAATGGTCAGGTGTTCCAGTATTTCATAACGCAACACCCGAAAGCATTGCTTACGGGAAGATGTGGGAAGAAGGTTATATCAATGCCTGTTCAATCGGTGGGTTTAAAGAATTAAAAACTACCGGGAAAATAGTTCGTAATAAAGATGGTGAAGCCGTACCCGAAGTTTGGGTTGATGAAGAAGGAATAGCCGAAGCGATTGCTTTTGATTTATACGAGATATCAATGGTTAGCATACCAAGCAACGAAGATGCAGTCGATAAATCGGCTGCTTTGGCTGCTAAATGCTATGACGATATAAACATCAAGGTTCTACAAGAGCAACTAACAACTTTAAGTTCAAATTTAATAACTATGGAAGCCGAAAAAGCTAAACTTTCAGCAGATGCTGAACAAAAACAGCCTACGAAATTAGCCGGGGCTGACATACTCCCACCACCGGTGAAGGACATTGTTGAAAAAGACAAAAAGAAAAAAGGCGGACTGGCTGGTCTGTTTCATGCTTTAGGTGCTTTCTTGGAAGGTACTGATGGAAGCGAAACCGATGGCGAAAAAGACGTTCCAATGAAAGACCGTTTGCTTGGTAACGCACCTGAGCCTACTAACTTGCCTAAAGTAGTAGACCAAAAAGTTGTAATCGACCACAATTTGCCGGACGTTCCTAATAAACTTGAAGCCGCAAAAGAAGAAGCCGCTAAACACGAAGCCGCTAAACATGAAGCGTCAAAAGAAGAAGCGTCTAAACACGAAGCATCAAAACAAGAAGCCGCTGACAAAAAGAAAGCCGATTTGGAAGAAGCTAAACATAAAGCCGAAGCAGCTTTGGAAAAAGCTAAAAAATTAAAAGCTAAAGCCGAAGAAGAAGATGCTGACGATGACGATAAAGCAGCTTTTGAAAAAGCCAAAGAAGAAGCCGATGATGCCGTTGCGCTTTGCGACAAAATGGAATCCAGCATGGAAGCCGACAGCGACCCAGCTTATCAAGAAGGCGGTAAAAAGAAAAAAGAAGAATTATCAAGCAACAGAATATCTATGAAAACAACCGAAGAACTGAAAGCCGATGCCGTTAAATTAGCGGGTAAGCCTCAAATTTCTGCAAGGGTGAACGTTCCTAACGGTTTGACCCTTAGCAAACTGAAAGCCGATAACAACGGCAAAAAACTCATCGACCGGGTACAAAATACCGAGATGAAAGACCGCAACATTCAAGAAACTGGTGTTTACTTGGAAGCATTGCGCAATGAACCTAAATACAAAGAACTGTTCAGCAAAGTTCGTTTAATGCAAAACGTTAGCGAAGATAGCTTGAATAGCTACCGCCAATCAACCCGTTTAAATGGAGGTTTTGGTGTAGACCAACTGATTACCAAATTGAAAGACGGTCGTGCTTCGGTTATGGGTCGTGATAACGTTATGCGTGAAGCTACCACTTTGACTGCTACCGATAACTTCCTTGCATCTCCTGACCTTTTTGCAGTTGATTTCTTGGATTTGGCTATTTTCAACTTGTTCCCTAACTCGGACTGGAAAGATGAAGTTCCAATCTTTGGCGCACAAGAAACTGAACCAAATACTGGTATCATTTGGGCAAACATTGCCGCTAACCCTACCATTTACATGGGTTCGTCAATTCCTTCGCCTGCTAACTATACTTATACCGATACCGCTGTATCGCTTGCTTTAGTTCCTTACTACTTGCAACCAATGCTGTGGAATCCGATTACAATGCACCAGTTACGTTACGACCAAATGGGCACTGGTTGGGCACAAGCATTTGCTGTATTGGGTACTTATATCGATGATTACCTGATTTACACTTTGGCTTCAACCGTTCCGCATTCATCTATCATTTATTCAAACGGTTTAGTACCGGCTACTACTGGTGTTCAAACCTTTACCTTAAACGGAAATGGCAATGACCCTAACTCGTTCTATTATAACCCTTCATTTGCGGGTACATTAGACCAGCCTTCGTTGAATGACATTATCCGTATCGAGCAGCTTTACAACAAACAGAATTTCCGTTTGGAAAAAGAAAAACCTGTCGTTATAATTGACCCGACTACTGAATCAATCATCAGCCAGCAGGCTCAAACTCAATCACTGCTAACCCGCTGGATTGACGAAGACGGAAAAGACTTGCAAAAATACAAGCATACTACTATGCACTTACGTTCTCGTGTAGCTGCTTTTGACCCTACTACTGCTCAGATTAAAAATCCGTTCTCAACTATCCCGGCAACTGCTACCAGCGCAAATTTAGCGTTCATACCTTCTCAGGTTGGTATCGGTTTGGGTAAACTTGATGTGTTCATGATTCAAGACCCAAGCAGCTACGGTTACAAAATGTCGGCTGACGTGAGAATGGGTATCGTTCCTTTACGTGCGAACTATAATGGTACTGCACTTTGGGCATACGGTCCTCAAGTCATTTCTTAATTAACAGATTGTTTAACCTAATTCATTTTTAAAAAAAAATGATTTTTACAACACACAACAACAACATTCCTCAGATACGGACATTAGTGAACGTATTTGGGGGGTGTTATATTCATGGGGATGGAAATCTCTACACCGATGATGCAGATGGTTTAAGGGCATCAGATAATCAAAAAAATTTTAGCAACCCAAAAAGGGAAGAAAACACTTATCGAGTTCATTTAAAAAGGGGGGATGTTTTGCCTAAAACAAAAGAAGAATTGGATAGATTGCTTTTAAACAGCAAAAACCAAGAAATATTAACTCAGCGGCATGTAAAAGAAACCAGTCAAGTTAAAAACTTTGCGGTTCAATATGACGATGACGTAAATTACCCGGAAGCTGAAATTGATTATCAATCGTTTAACCGTTCAACGGAACAAAACGAAAGCAAACCAAAAAGACAATACAATAAAAAAAGTAATTAACTATGGCATCGCATCCAATAAGTATAACGGTTATCAATAACGAGGTAGGCATTCCGTCTACCAGCGATGGGGTTATGATGTTATTTGTGCAAGGTTACGCAACCAGCGCACTGGCATTAGATACTCCGTATCTGCTGACACAGCTTAGCGATGCGACAGCTTTGGGCATTACCGCTTCGTATGATATTCAAAATAATACGGCTGTATATCAGCATATCAATGAGTTTTACGATGGCACTTTAAATAACGGGGCTTTACTTTGGTTAGTAGTTACCTCACCAAGCAATAATTTCACTAATTATTGCGCTGGGCAAACTTTCCAAAATTGCGTTCAATATACATCAATCGCAAACCCAGCAAACAGAGCAAAAATGATAGGTTTTGCTTACACAGCCCCGCAAACGGTAAACACTTCGGCTAATCCTTTTTTAGCAGACGTTTTAACCGCTATCCCTGTAATTCAAGCGGCTCAGCTGGCAATGTTCAATGAAGGTTACCAATGGTCAGCTTTGATTGACGGTAACAACATGAACGCTAATATCACAGCGCAAAATTTACCAAGCTGTGTAACTTTAAATGCATCTTCGGTTTCGTTATGTATTACCGGAACGCAGCCAAACGGTGTATCGGGTATCGGTTTAGCTTTAGGTCGTTTTGCTCGTATTAGCGTAGGTCATGGATTTGGTGCTGTTGCCGATGGTGCAGTTACAACCAATACTGCTTACCTAACAAATGGTGTTACTATTGGTGAAAACGTTATATCGGGAACGGGTGGTGTATTGCAAGTCGGTGTGATTTATACCGTACTAAATGCGTCTATCATTTATAACGGAACTACTTATCAAGTCGGACAATCTTTTACTTGCGTAAGCGGTCATACTTCGTTTACTACTTCTGCAGATGGATACGTTGCTACTGGCGGAACTCCGGTTGGTGTTTTAACTCCGGCACAAGTTACCGCTTTAGGAAATTCACAATATTTATTCTTGCGCACATGGTTCAATCAATCCGGTTTTTACTGGAACGATGGGGCTACTTGTTGCGCTACATCTTTGCAACTTTCATCGCAAGAATATAACCGGGTAGCAAATGCCTTATCTGCCGATGCTTTGGCGTTTTTTATTACGCAGATAGGTCAAAATTTACAAGTTAATCCGGTTACTGGTGCATTGAATCAATCTTATCTTAACGCTTTGCAAGGTGCATTCACCAACGAATATATTGCGCCATACGTTCAATCGGGCGATATCAGCGCAGCTCAAATCGTTGTTACGGGTAATAATTTTAACGCAACCAAAACATTAAACTTCACGCTTACAATTGTGCCAAGCCCGATTTTAAGTAGCGTTGTGGGCGTAATTCAATTCAGTTCAACATTATAAGATTATGTCATTAAACTTAAACAATTTAGTATATAGTTCACAGAACTTTAGCATCATCTTTCAAGTTCCAGGTGCTACACCTTTTCCGCTTTTGACGGTTGCAAATATTACGTTTAAAGACAATACCGAATATCAAGATATTTGGGCTGTTGGACAACAAGACCCGATTGCGAATAAAGTTAATGCTAACAGTTATAGCGGAACTTTTAAATTGCAAGTTGGTGAATGGAACGACCTACTTGCTTTATCCGGTTTAAAAACTGGTATCGGCATTAAAAACGCTACACTTTCAGTCGCACATTTGACGTTGCCATTTGCCAAAACATATATCAACGTTTATATCAGCGATGATAGCGAAGCAATTAACGCAAAAGATAAAGAAACATTAGCTGACATAACTTGGAATGCACTTGGGGTGCAGTAAAATATGGAAAACACTTTTTCAAGAGAAATTGAATTTGAGATGCCGGTTTTCAATTCTGAAACTGGAATCCATGAAAGATTAAACGTTAAAAAAGTAGCCTACTTTCGGGAATTATCCCGGATGGATAAAACGCAACACAAATTGCATTTTAAGCTAATTTCCGTCTTTGAGAGCAACGAAGATGAAAGGGTGCAAGTAGATAGCGACAAGCTGTACGATATTACCGTACAAGCGATTAAATTGCTTCTAATAACGGATAAAAATTTTACCGAGCAGGACAAAACAATATTTTTAAGCGACAGCGGTGCTTTGTTTAAATTCGGGTATTGGTTTTTAGCAGAAAAAATTGCCCCTTTTTTTTCGATTTTAACAAACAGTTAAATGAAAATGCGTTAGACCCGGAAACCGCAAAAAATAATTTGATAGCCCGCAACGCTGTTTTTTATAAGAAAACATTGATGCGGGCTTTTTTACATTTAAGTAAAAAAGAAATTGACGAAATGACAATGCAAGAGTATATAGATTATGGTATTATGCTTCGTGAATATCTTTTATTACTTCATGCACCGTATCAAAAAAATGATTAACGATGGCAGCAGATTACGTTATAAATATTGGTGTTAAAAGCACAGGCACGCAAGGTCTAAAACAAATTCAAGAAGCGGCTGAAAAAGCTAAAGCGGCAATCGGTCAAATAAAAGACGTGAATGCCAATATTGGTGTTTCTTTTAAAAAATTGGAAGAAACTGCCAGCGCAAGTTTTAGCAAAATTGGCGGATTTATAAAAGGTGCTTTAGGAATTGGTGCAGCTTTTGAAGCGGTTGAATTTGTAAAATCAAGCAAAGAAGCATTTGATGACCTTGAAAAATCAGTTACAAGGGTAAATACCGTAATTCGTTCAACTCGTGGCGCGGCAGGATTTTCAGGTGAACAAATCGAAGACCAAGCAAAAGAACTATCGAAAAGCATTGTTAATGGACGTTCCGAAATATTGGATGCTCAGGGTATGCTTTTATCGTTTACTCAAATTAAAGGTCCAGTATTTGGTCAAGCTACTCAAGCGGTAGCTGATTTTGCTACATTTTATAAAGAGGATATGACTGCCGCTGCATTGTCTATCGGTAAAGCGTTAAATAATCCTTTAACTGGTATGGCAAGACTACAAAGACAAGGTGTAGCATTTAACGAAACTCAAAAAGAGGCAATTAAAAATTATATTGCTCAGGGTAAGTTATCCGAAGCGCAAGGTGTTATTTTAAAAGAATTGAATAATGAATTTGGCGGTCAAGCAAAAGCCTTTGCCGGAACGGATGAAGGCAAGGTTAAAATGGCTGCTAAAGCATGGGATGAAGTAAAAATAAAAATTGGGGAAATTATTAGCAAAATAGAAGTCGCTTTAATACCTGCTTTTTTAAAATTTGTAAATATTACCAAGTATATAGTAAACTCATCAAGTTTTCAATTTTTACTTTCAGCTTTGGGTCTAATTTTAAAAATTATGATACCCGTAGTCGCAATATGGGCTGGATATAAATTACAATTAATTGCCGTTGAAGCCTATCAAAAAATAGCCGCTATTAGTGCGAATCTTTTAGGCAGTTCTATGGCTACTGTTGGTGAAGAAACCGCAGCAGCTACTTTAAGTTGGGAAAGTTTTTCAGCTGCCTTAGCAAGCACTGGAATTGGGGCTTTGGTGGCAGGTTTGGGATTATTGATTGGAAAATTAATTGAAGTAAATGAACAAATAGATGAAAGCGTTGATAAAGCAACCGGGTTTAAAAAAATAGCTGAAACTACGAAAAGCATAACCGAAAAAAAATCTGAAACTGATTTAACATTTTCTAATTTAAAGAATTTATTACCTGTTGAAAGGTCGAAATTGCTTAGCGATTTAATGGAACAGAAAAAAAATATCGAAGAAAAATTAAGAACCGAAATATCGCCTTCCGTTCCTGCGGCTCAAAAATATCAAAAACAAGCTGCTGAGGCTAATAAAGCGAGTTGGTTATCATCAGCATTCGCTTCAGGTGGTTTGGGTGGCGCAAGTTTAGCTTTTCCATTAAAATACTCTGCATCGCAAACATATTCTACCGCAGCCGAAGCAACAAAACAAAATACAGAGGCTCAGAAAAAAGTCGAAACCGCGAGCCGGGATTTAAGTAAACAAATTTCATTCTTGCAAAAAAATGGAATTAAACCGCAAACATTACCGGGTAGTGAGTTGCAAAATCAAACCAAAGCGGACAGCCTTAATATTTCGGCTCTTTCGGGCGCAAATGGCGGCTTAGGACAAGCGAAAGTTATAAATATACATATTGATACAGTTCAAAAAAATATTGGCGTAAAAGACAGCGCAGAGAGCAAAGACGCAGCGGTTGCTTATTTGCTTCGTGCTATTAATAACTTATCGGCATCCCAAAATTCAATGTAATTTGTTATGGCATTAATTCCCAGCATATCGTCTTTTATCAACAATCAACCGATTGATAATAAAACACCGGTTTATTATAATAATCAACAAGTACCGCTACCTCAAGACGTGATACCAAATCAAGCCTTGCAAGAAATAGGCAATCAAACGGTAACTTATAACAATCAAACTGTTAATATCATCCAAATTTATCCAGCGGTATCTGACCCGACAAACAATCCTTCGTTCATTCAAATAGGAAACGTAATACTTCCGGCAACTACGCTAATAATGGTTAATAACAGCAAAATTATAGCCCGAAGCCAAATAATCGATGGGGTTGAAGTTTATGAGCATATAGCCCGGAAAGCGTGCGATATTCAATTGGATTTTGTTATAACCGAAGGTGCTGTCAAAGGTAATGCGATGTACACTTCGTCAGGAAATAATACAGCATCGATTAGCCCGGATACCGATACCAGTTTTCCGCAACAGCAATTAAATTTGCTATGGCAATCGATATGGAATCCAAATAGCGAGCAGACTATAATAAATAGTTATTTAAACGGTTTGGGAATCGGAAAAATAATAATCGAAAGCATAAACCCGGCTACTGTTCGAGGAAGTAAAAATATACCTGTAACAATTAAAGCATTAGAAAGCATACCTTCCAATAGTTTAATTCTAAACAGCAATCCAACATAGTATGTATTTTGAAACAAATTTGACAGTAACGATTGGTGGATGGCAAGTTTTAACAGTAGTATCGGTTAAAACAAGCAAAGACGGTCAAAAAATTGGCGGTTATTGCGACCTTGTTGTGCCTATTAATTGCAATATCAGGTATCAAAACCCGGTTCAAAATAGTGTTGGAAATACTCAGGGTCAGCTTCAAAGCGGATATTTAACCGTAATAGCTAATGACGCTTTCACGCAAGGAATGTCGGTTGAAATAACGGCAAACTATATCAGCGAAGGTCAGCTAATGCCCAGCGTTAAAATATTTTCGGGTTTTATTTATGATTTCGTTTGGGGGCATCCGCTGACTATTAAATGCATGGATTACGTTTATTTTTATAACATCGGCATTTTTGGAAACAATAGGTTGAATATAAAAAGCAAAAAAGGAATAATTAAATCGACCGGGCAAGGTGTTTCTTATTCTTCTATTAAATTAACGACATTATTAAATCAATTAATCGATTTCGTTAATCATAGCATTGTTAATAGTACGACAACTTTAGAAAATCCTAATAATTCAAGAAGCCTTCCTTCCACGTCAGCACCACCGACTCCGGTAGCGTTATATCCAATGGAACAGCTTGATTTGGATTTAGTTAATTTGACATTTATTTCGATGTCGCCTGCAGCTATATTGGAATGGTTTAAGAAAAATTTAGGGCTTAATATTTCGATAATCGATAATTATTTATACGTCAATTTGGCGAGTAATACATTGAACACGATTTACCTAAATACTGGAGTAAATGTTATTCAAAGTAAATTAATGAAAGAACTAACAACCTTTCAGCGTATAAGACTTAAATGTTGGTTTATTAACGAAAATGGAACAAGAGGCAGCATCGAAGTTGGTGATGAAAGCGGCATTCAAGAAGAAAACTTTTTTTATAAAGTTCCTCAAAATGCTGAAGTATATCAAAAACTTGCCAACGCAGCTTTACAAAAAGCATTGACTCATAAATTCAATGGTGAAGTCGAAACTTTACTTTATCCGTATTGTGATTTATATTGGAATGTAAATTATTATGATTTAGCATATCCTGAACGAAGCGATATTTATGTCGTAATCGGGGTATATAATGAAATATCAACCAGCGGTTTTCATCGCAGGTTAAAATTGGGCTATTTAACATCGATAAATTAATGACCGAAAACGATTTTATATTGGAACAAGGGTTAAATAAATTATTCAAAAGCTATTTAAGGTCTTTTGTAACGATTGATGCCATTATAACTGCAGTAAATGATAATAATACGTGCCAAGTTTCGATTAATGCAACGACAGATGATGCAAATGGGGTTATTTATAATAACGTCCCTATATGCGTTCTAATAGGTTCACAGGCTTCGATATATCCTATCCCAGTAATTGGCAGCCATTGTTTGATTTCGTTTCGTGATGGTTCTATTTCTTTGCCTCAAATAGTTGCTATTGACCAAGTGGATACTTGGAAAATAAATTGCGCTACGTTGGTAGAATTTAACGGCGGTCAAAATGGGGGAATGGTATTAGTTAATGATTTGGTTACCAAATTAAATAATATTGAAAATCTTTTAAATGATTTAATTACTAAATTTAATAGCCATACTCACATACTTACATTAACGATGGGAACGGGAACTGCCGCGCCTACTAATAACCCAGAAACGGGAACAATAAGCCCAATAACGCAAGCGACAGATATTGAATCAACAGTTATAACACAATAAAACGATGGAAGATATTTTATTCGACACAATTTTACGGGAAGTTCCGATTGTTAATGGCGATTTTGAATTAACACAAAATCCCTCTACTCAAAACGGTGGTATTTTGCTCGAAGCACGTGCTTATGACGTTTACCAGCCAATTTACGGCATAGGTATTCAATATTTTATGAACGGAAATTTAATTAACGTTAATGCGCAAATGAATAGATGGGTTGCGCAGGTTAAACAAGATGGCGGTTTGGCTTCATTTAATAGTTTGCGTTATATCGATGGCGGTTTAGCATTTAACAGCAACGTTAATTATCCTCAATAATGAATTATACAGTTACATATGGGCAAAGCATTACGGATGCCGTTATAAATTCAACGGGTACTATTTCTGCATGGTCGCAAACGCTGGATGACAATAATTTTAACGATTGGACTCCAAGCCTTTCATCCGGTCAGGTTTTGTATATATCAAATATTGTTAATACACAAAATATACAACAATTAACTTTATATCCATCTGTTAATCAACTTAGTAATAATGTTTATAATGAAATAATTGAATTATTTGCTGAATTAGCAACCGTTTCGCCTATTATAGTTCCTGAATTTATTACTGAACAATCGGTAAAAACGATTATCATTTACACCGTTAAACCGGGTGAAGTAATAACTGACGCTGTATTAAATTCTACGGGTAATATTGGCAATTGGGATATTATAACCAACGCTAATAATTTAGATTGGGATGCTGATTTATTGGCTGGTCAAATATTAACAATTCCAATAAATTCAGTATATGATAATAATAGTTTTTTTGCATTAAATTTGTATCCAGCTAATAATTCAAGTGTTGCGGATATTTATAGTCAAATAGACGTATTTTTTGAATCATTTGCATGGATATTATCTACTGGATACTGGAACGGTAATGGCTTATGGCTTGCTGACGGCTTATGGTTAGCTTAAATGAAATAATATGGCACAGCAATATATCGTTTTAAATATGACGGGTTTAGCAGCCCTAAACGTTATAAACGACAACTTTACCGAAGTTTACGATGGATTGGTGATACCTATTAAATTATCAAACGTATCGGCTACGACATCGATAGCAATCCCGGCAAATACTTTTATCCAAAGTATAATGATAACGGGTAGCCCAACGATTTCAATCGGGTATGAAGATAACGGAACTGAATTGTTGCCTGAAATGACGATAAGCGATTATCAATTTATCAATGCTCAGGCTTATTTTTTTAATGCCGGGTATTTATGGTTTACTTTTTATGGCGCACCAGTATCGGCAAATATCCGAATAGATTTAATTTATAATTATAATTAAAATGGGCAGCATTAATCAAATCTATGCTAACTTGCAAAATATCGGATTTACTAATCCGAGTAATGCATCGATATACGGTCAAATTGCTAATGCGATTGCCCCTATAATTGATAACACGATAGCGGAAATTAATAATTCTGAATCAATAATTACTAATTTATTAATTTCTCAGAACGGATATGGAAAATCGGCATATTACGTTCAAACGGCTTTGGCTTTTCAATACGGATATAACCTTTCTATTAATACGAATATCAACCCGGTTACGGGCGCACCGTATTTGAATTTATATTATCCGACAATCGATACAACAGCTCAAATTATAAATCAAGCAGCGATTCAAACCGGAACGAACGGCTCTTTCGTTAGTTTGTTTTTAAAAGTAGCAACAACGGCAAATGGCGGTACTTTAGGACCGTTAAATTCGGCACAACTTACATCGTTTTCAAATTATATGCTAAACTTTGAAATTTTAGGTTTGCCATTAAATATCATTACGCTTCCAGCTAATATTTTAAATTTTACGGTGAATTGCTCTTTCAATGCAAGTTATAATTCGACAACACTGGAAGCAGCTGTACAAACTCAATTATTGAATTTTCAAAATTCATTTGCTTTTAATGGTGTTTTTTATGCCGGGCAATTAGAAAGCTACATCGTAAATAATGTTCCGGGTGTTATTGATTTTTATATTTACAATTCGACAGTCGATAACGTAGTTTTTGAAGGAAGCACCGTTTTATCAGCTGGGTATTTCAATTATAACTCCGATATTTTAAGCGGTGCAAATATTAATTATATAGCAGTAAATCAATAATGGCAAGGTTCAGGGCAATTAATTACGGAAAGATGCTTTATGAAACGTTGAGGGCTTATTTTAGCGTCAATGCTGCTGGGCAATTGTCTTTATTGTATAAATATATCGCTTGTATAATTCAACCGTTAGACGCACCATTTGCTATTTATGAACTTGAAAGAATAAACAACGGGCTAATAGCTGATAGTAAATTTCAAATTGGGCAAACGACAAATATTTTAAACTATTTGTATGACCCGATTAAAAATTCAATTTATATTACACAAAGCACTATTTCAGGTACTTTTGCCCAAGAATTTATTAATACACCGATTGCCTTTGCGCAAGAATTTATTAATATCCCGATTTTATTTGCTCGTGAATTTACCGATTCTACAATTTTAACTAACCCGGTAATTAATTACCCGAATACGGCTAACCTTGCCGGAATAATGGCAACGGTTAATCAAATGGCAATTACACCAATTTCAAGTATAATTTCATATCAATCGTTTACTCCAATTTCATAAAAAATGTCAGATTTAATACAAGCACCTTTCGTCAGAAATCAATATGCAGGAATCAATAACCCGGTATATATTTCTGATATAGTAGCCGCAAATCAGCAGGTACTTTCGGCATTAACTGCCATTGCTGGATTGGGGGCAACCGATTTCGCATTATTTGGCGGATTTCAATATGTTCAGGCAATTTCAGGTGGTAATTATTATACACCGGGATTCGTTTATTTATATGGATTTTGGTATTATCAGCCGAATATAACTTATGAAACTCAATATTTATCGCCTAATTTAACTGGAATATTACCATATACTTTTTCGGATTCGGTTTCTCGAAATTTATATGAAGTTAATTACGCAAAAGCTGTTTCAGTATCAACTCCCGGTGTAACTTCACCGGAAATGATAGGTAATATGAACGGTTATCGTTTAGATTTGAAAACAATAAACTATAATATCAATACTTTAATTACGGCTACAACTTTGCAAAATATTCAAATTGCAAATTTTACCGGAACGCAAACTTTAACATTTGGCAACGACCAAGCGATATTTTATGCCGCTTCAACGGGTGGTTCTACCGTTAATATTAATTGGAATTTGACAAATGCCATACCGGGTACAGTGGTAACTTTAAAATGGACGTTTACTTCTTCATCAACTTTATATATACAAGGTTCTGCTTCGGGAACTCCTACTTCATCTTATTATCTTGAAAGTGGGACGATTCCTTCAGGAACGACCGGAACGTTTATAATGTATTTTATTTATGTTGGTTTAAACGCATCAGGAATAAATGAAGTTAGATATAATATTAGTCAAGTATAATGATTATCAGATACAATAGACAAGGCGGTTCGGGTGCAAGTGCGATTTCGACTTATGTTCAATCTAACGTTGAACAAAGTTCGACCGTCGATAGCGTTACATATTTAAGTACAATAAAAGGGGCTGCACTTGCAACCGTTACAGTTAAAGTAACTTCATTATCGCATAGTTATTCGGGATATTCTTTTACAGTAAACGGAATAAGTCAGGCTTTAAATAGCACTTTTACGGTAACTTTAAATAGTTCAGGAATTGGAACTTTTACGCAAGTTGCAAATGTCGGAACTACCTCACCGGGTAATGCAATTGACGTAATATGTACTTTAGAAAGCACAACCGATGGAACTATTCAAACACCAAATACCACAAACGTATCATGGACAACTTAAAAAAAATCATTTTATTATTTTGCTTTATATTATGCGCAAATTTTGCTTTTTCGCAAACTTCGCCAGTAATAATTTCGCAACCTTATATTTTTAATAATTACGTCAAGGCTCAAAACGCTTTATTTGTTCCTTTTGGAGTTGCTGCATCGCTAAACGGTGCACCTGAAGGAAACGGTGCTATTTATTTTCAAACTTCAAACAATGTTTTTTATGTTCGATATAATAGTTCTTGGATAGCTTTAGGCGGTGTTAATCAATATTCTTTAACAAATGGATACGGTATTTCAACTTTGAACTATAACGGTTCGGTTGCACAGCAAGTAACAGCTGATACAACAGCGTTACAAACGGTATCAAATTTCTTTCCTAAAGCTGATACAAAATACCTAAAACTTACAGGCGGTACACTCACAGGTGTTTTAAGTGGCACATCAGCTTCATTTAGTGGCAACGTTGGTGTTAATGCTTTAATAATAGCTAATCTTGGTGTTGCAGGCGGTAGTAGTACAAGCCTATCAGCAACAAGTCCACAATATATAGTAGCATCAAGTGGTTCTCCATCAACCACAACTGTTGTTTTACCAAATGCTACAACATTAGTAACAGGACAAGAATATGAGTTTAATAATAACGCAACGGGGTCTTTACAAGTACAAACCTATGGTGGTAGTAATTTATACCTTGTACCACCCGGAGGGTATGTTAAGGTTATATTAACTTCAAATAGTTTTGCAGCAGGACAATGGGATGAACACGTAAATGCACCCGCAAATGCGTTTTGGGGAACAGCAGGGTTAACGGTTACGGGTAATTTAACTTCTACCTCTTTTTCAAGCACAATAAAACCTTCTACCGTTTATCAAACAGCAACAGGAACAGCAGGAACAGATAGTGTTATGGTTAAGCATAGTGGTGGAATTGTGGATGCTATTAGTGCAACATATTATGCAACAGCATCATCAGTACCAACAGGGGCTAACCCAACAGCAATAGCAGGGGCAACAGCGGTTAATGGTTCGGCAACTACTTTTATGAGGTCGGATGCTGCGCCAAAAGTAGATAGTACAGTATTTCAAACTGTGGCTAACTTCTTTCCTAAAGGAGATACCAGATACTATAAATCGAGCAATCCCAGTAGTTACATTTCGAGAACCGGGTTATCAGCAACAACACCACTATTTTATAATAGCAGCACTGGGGCATTTAGCATCCAACAGGCAACAACAAGCCAATCAGGGTATTTATCGATTACGGATTGGAATACGTTTAATGGTAAACAGTCATCGCTAACGTTTAATAACGGCTTAACCAATAGCAGCGGTACGGTTAAATTAGGGGGCGCATTAACAGGAACAACCTATATACAGAACTCTGCATACATTTTAAAATCTGATAGTTTACAGGTATTAAATGAACCTGTTAATGGTAATAACGTGTTAAGGCTTGCTGATAGTAATAAATATTTAAAATTAGGTTCGGGTGGAGTTATTAAAAGCTCGCAATCGATTTCTATTAATTCAGGCACGCTTAACGCATTAACTTTAACTAATAGTAATTCGTCAAATGCCCCTGCTTTACAAGTAAATGGGCAAGCAGTTGTTACAGGTCAATTAGTAGTAGACAATGCGTTTTATTCCCCCACGTTAATATTACCAACTACAAGCACACCTAATTATTATATTCAAGCAAATGGAAATGATTTATGGTTTGATAGGCCGGGAAATAACAAGGGTATTTTATTCAGGGATTCTACAATTTATACAACTGACGGAAGCCCTACGATTAAAAGCAGGTTTTTAACCACTGCCGATATTCCGTCAATTAGTGGCACGTTTGCTAACCCAACAGCAACAATAGGATTTACAGCCGTAAATGGCTCAGCAACAAGTGGCATAAGATCTGATGGTGCGCCAAAAGCAGATAGTACAGTTATTAGGTCTGTGGCTAACTCATATAGCCTTGCAGGGATGCAGACAAAGTTAAATAACTATGTACCGACAACAAGGACAGTTGCGGGTTTTGCACTTTCGGGTAACGTCACGTTGGCAACAGAAACATATGGTATAGGGTTGGTATCGGGGTCTTACAATGCGTCAACAGCAGTAACAGTAAAAGCTGATACAACAGTTTTACAAACGGTTGCTAATTTCTTTCCTAAAGGAGATACGAGGTATGCTAAAATAGGTGGTGGTACTTTAACAAATACCTTAACTTTTGGAACAGGTTTGGTAGCGGGGTCTTACAATAACTCTACCGCAATAACCGAAAAGGTTGATACTACTGTAATGCAAACCGTTTTAAACTTTTTTCCAAAAGGTGACACAAGGTATTTAAAGTCATCAACTGTAAGCGGTTTAGCTAACCCTACGGGAACTATAGGTTTTACTGCGGTAAATGGTTCAGCAACTACGGGGATAAGGTCAGATGGTGCGCCGAAGGCTGATAGTACAGTAATAAGGTCTGTGGCTAATTCATACAGCCTTGCTGC